CTGGTTGTTCTGGAAACGTTACTGGCAGGCTGTAGGTGTCTGTGGATTCGACCTTCTGCGCATAGAGCATCCACTCGGTTAATTTTTGTTTATTCTCGTCGGAAATGATACCCAGCCGTAGCTGTGAGTCCCATAGCTGGGTTTTATCCCTGACAAGTTGCAACAGGCTTTGCTTTTCATTCTCTGCCTGCTGCCTCTGTTCCTCCTCGGTATAAGTTCGCTTTATCACTACGCCATCTTTGAACATCCATTTACCCGAAATATCAGCCCGGCGATTTGCTGTAATATCAGGTAATTCAACGACGCTTGCGCCTTCTGGATTAATTGCTGAAACATCCTTTTCAATACAAATAATAACGCCGTTACGGTCATAGACCATTTTCAACGTATCAGGCTGAAAGTTCTTTTGTTCCTCATACCAGTTTTTTCCATCATCTGAATAAAGCCATTTGATGTTAAATTGCTTTGTTAGCTGGTATTGTTCTTTCGTTTTAGGATTGCCAGCAGTAATGTTTTTTAAGTGCATCATAATTAAATACTCCCCGCGTTATACCACGTTCCATTAATGCAATACTGAATTGGCCTTGCCTGTGTTGTATCAATTAATTCATCACGGTTTCCGTTAACTGAACCCGTAACGACATAACCTGACCTGTCAGACCAGCCGGGACCATTCCATGTCTGAACAGATGACAGACCACCCAGGCGAATACCTGTAATAAACCTTGAGTTACATTCTGCCTGCGTATATGCACCAACATCCCCCGCAGAGGGTTTGCGGGTTGTGGTGTAAAACTCTGACCAGCCAGCTTCAAAGCCATAACCATCACGCGCTGAACGATAATAAATACCGCCGTTCTTATAATTCACGCGTAATTGTACAGCCGGGCAGCTACCCGCGTTCATATTGAAATGAAGAATTAATGTTGATGCGCCTTTTAGGTCTGCATCATAAACACCGCTATTCCAGTTCCAGCCAACAGCTTTATCATTTGCAACCCTGTTTCCTGTCTGCCCTAAAGCAAATGCAGGTTGCAGGTTTTTCGTGTTGTAGTCTCGTCGCCAGCCAGGAGCGTAAGCATCACCATGATTAATATAAGTGAATTGAGCGTTAGTGATTCCGCCACCGCTGGAAGTGCTTGGTGTTGTTACACGGATGGTCATGGCACCTTTATTACCCATAACCTCAATAACGCAACCTGCAAGATGAATAGTTCCACAGCCAGTATCGGTAATAATTTTATTATTGCCGTATGACCATGAACATTTGCACATCCAGTATGGGTGATTGAATGCCCCTTGAGAATCCAGCCATTCAATCAATTGTGCCGTTGTCCAGTTCCCTGCCCCTGTACTAATAGCACCGTGAAAAGCGCGACATGCACCAATATTTTTTGTGAAGGTATCTTTTCCTGGAATATCTGCGCCGTTCTGGTTTTTCTGTAATGCGCCAGAAGCCTGATTTACCGTTTCCTGTAAACCGAGGTTTTAGATAATGGCCGTTTCTGACCTGCATGGCATGATTTACGCTTTTGGACGGGAGATTCAGCGTGCTGATTGGCTATGTAAGGGTATCAACAAATGACCAGAATACAGACCTGCAACGAAACGCTCTTGTTTGTGCAGGATGTGAACAAATATTTGAAGATAAATTAAGCGGGACAAAGACAGACCGACCGGGATTAAAACGCGCTTTAAAGCGCCTTCAAAAAGGTGACACGCTGGTTGTCTGGAAACTGGATCGCCTCGGGCGAAGCATGAAACATCTGATTTCTCTCGTCGGGGAACTACAGGAGCGAGGGATTAATTTTCGCAGTCTGACCGACAGCATAGATACATCTTCTCCAATGGGGCGTTTTTTCTTCCACGTGATGGGTGCCCTGGCTGAAATGGAACGTGAATTAATTGTTGAACGTACACTGGCCGGACTGGCAGCAGCGCGCGCACGGGGGCGCACAGGCGGACGTCGCCCGAAGCTGACAAAAGAACAGCATGAGCAAATAGCAAGGCTGATTAAAAACGGTCACGACAGAAAACAACTGGCAATAATTTACGGCATTGGTACATCGACGATTTATCGTTACCACCCCGCAGGAGAATCAAGCGGAACAATAGAGAAGAGTCAGAAAACAAAATAACCGCTAATCTGACCATTAGCGGTTTTTGTGTTAAATCAGAACAGCCCTTTAACTGAACTGGCCGCGCTGTTAAGAGATGATGTCACCTTATCTTTGAAGCCGGACAGCATATCGCTGAACGATGAGGATTGCAGGCGCTCCCGCAAATCCTCATCACAGCGTTCAAGGGTCAGTGAAAATTCTATCTTTTTCGCCTTACCGTAGCGATCAAACTCGGAACGGGTCGTATTCGTTCCGGTCAGGACATACATGCCGTAAATCTGCCCGACGCCATCAATCAAAGGCCAGGGTCGTCCTGTATACGCCTGCGTGGTCAGCAGCGACAGCGACACTTCGCCACCTGTAATTTCAGGATAAAGCACACCAGAAAGAACGATGCGATCATCACCTGCACCGATATACTGCCAGCTTGCTGAACGGTTAACGCGTTCATTTTTCACATGCCGCCAGCTTTTGTTTTGCTGTAACTGCTGATGCGGCAGCGTGCGCAGCTCAAAAACAAACATGCCGTAGATCATCATCATGGCCATGACTCCTCAATCTTTATCGTAAAAACTGCCACGCCCGGCACGGGCGCGCCGTTCCATTTCTGCCCTGACCATTTCACCGACCAGTTTCGCCAGTTCGCGGGGATTCTGTGTAACAACGTTATGCAGATGAACATGAATTTCACCGCCAAATCCGGAGGCAACAGGCTCCCGGTTACGGGAAGTTGCAGGAACTGATGCCACTGGCGATCGTATGGCCTCTGCCACCGGGCGGGAGCTGGCCGCAACAACAGGGACCAGCGCCGGAGGCAGCGGAGCCGGAACAACAGGTGTGATATTAATTGCGGGGGCAGGCTTACTGACCTGCGCAATCTTCCGCTCCTGCCACTCCCCACGAACGGCAAGTGCGCGGGGCAGGTTCTTAAAGACAATATCGCCGGGGCCAATACGTTTTTTCGTCTCATCAACCAGCTTACCTGTGTTATCAGCAATTTTGCTGAGTCTGCGTAGCGTACCGGTATTGCTGTCTGTGAGCGGTTTGTTGTCTTTGGGTTTATCACCTCCGGTGCCATTGTCATTTTCCACAGGCTTCGGCGGATTGATTTTCGCCAGGTCCCCCTGAAGCAAGGCAACCTTGTCCTGAAGAATGGCCGCACGCTGTGCGTCTTCGATTTTCTTGCGCGCCCTTTCCGCTTCATCCGGAAGCACACCGAGCTTTTCAAGTATCCACGCCAGCGTATCCAGCAACATTTTTGCAGGTGTCAGAACAAGTTGTAACGCACCGCCAAGAACGTTACCGAATATCTCGCCAGCACTGGTACATTTATCCAGCGTTTCCTTGCTGGACTCCATCGGTGACAGCAGCGATTTAAACCAGTTAAACACCTGGCTGATCCCACTCCCGATTGCGTCAAAAACAGGACCAAACCGTTCAAAGGTTTCGCGCAACGGGGTCAGCCTTTCCATAATCCCGCTGAACACCCCGGCAAAAAATGCCCTGATGGGATCCCAGTATTTCCAGATAAGAACGGCAGCTCCGGCAAGCGCAGCCACGATAAGACCAACCGGACTGAACAACGCCCCGATAGCGCCTCCCAGTAAAGAAACGGAACCCGTCACCATTCCCCACAGCGCAGGCAACACCCTGACGACATTCATTGACCGGGTAAGAATGTCAAAACCAAGACGCAGGGTGGCCAGCTTCCCGTAAAGCACCCCAATAACCAGCGACAACGAGCCAATCGTTGCAGTCATTGCCAGCAGTGCACCGCCTGCAATCAGTAGCTGGCGCGTCAGTGCGGGATGGGCCTGCGCCAGCGCCGTCACCTTTGATACCACACGCGTGAGCCACTGCGTGACAGAACGCAGCGGACCGTCAATCAGATCTGCAATGCGGATGCGCAACCCTTCCCATGCACTGCTGAGTGATTTCAGATCGCCGTCAAGGTTGTTGGCCATAACCTTTGCCGTGCGTTCAGCCTCACCGCGCGCGCCTTCAAGTTCTTTTCTCAGTTTGGGTAAGGAGCCGTCACCTGCCGCATCAACGAGGGCCATAAATGATGTGAAAGCCTCTTCTCCGGCAATGTCCTTAAAGAACGATACCCGGTCAACTTCCCCGTATTTGCGGGTAGCTTTATAAAGGTCAGCCAGCACATCCTCCATCGGGCGCATTTTGCCCCCGGCATCCGAGACAGACACGCCAAGCTCTTTCAGCGCCTCTGCTGCCGCCTTTGGCGGTGATGCCAGACGAGCCAGGCTGGCACGCATTGCCGTCCCGGCATCACTCCCTCTGATACCCATATTCGCCAGCACGCCCGCCATCGCTGCGGCCTGCTCCAGCGATATTCCCAGCTTACCCGCCACCGGACCTGCATATTTCATGGTTTCGCCCAGCGCGCGAAGGTCAGTGTTAGTACGGGTAAACGCTGCTGTAAGCGTGTCACCGACCCGGTCCATCTGGTCAGCGGAGAGGCCGAACTGCGTCAGGATATTTGAGCCAATATCCGCCGTCTCGCCAAGGTCCATACCGCCAGCCGTTGCCATGCTCAGCACGCCCGGAAGCGCAGCCTGAATGGCCTGCGGTGTGAAGCCAGCCATTGCAAGAAATGCCTGCCCACTGGCGGCATCGCCTGCGGTGAACTGCGTTTCAGAGCCAAGTTTTAACGCCTGCTCACGCAGCGCCTTAAACTGCGGGCTGTTTTTGTCGATTCGCGTCAGTGCCTGAACGCGGGACATCTCTTTCCCGAACCCGATCGCAGGCTGCAAAAAACGCCCGGCAGCATAGCCGCCCGCCGCTGCCGCACCAATTGCCAGCGCACCACCTGTTTTCAGTTTTCCCGCTGTTTCCTGCGCGCGCGAATACCGCTCACGCGCCCGCGTTACACGCGCAAGCGCCTGCCGTTCGCGTTCAAGCTGGTTGTTGTATTGTTCGGTGCGTCTGATGGCCTGCTGGATGGTGTTATCGCTGCCTGTCAGGGAAATGCCGTGGCGTTTCAGCTCTCCGCCAAGCTCCCGCATTTTCTGAATTTCCCGTGTGCGCGATTCATTCAGGCGTTCAAGCCGGGTGCTTAACTGCTGCATCAGCTTTTGTTGTTTTTCGCTGAGCACTGTACCCGTGCGTTGTAACTGATTAAGGGCGTTAAGCTGGCGTCGTGCTTTCACGATACCCGCATCCGCTTTACTGACAGCGTCGCGGGCGCGCTCAAATGAACGCGCCTGACGCTCGAGATTTTTGATCGCCCCCTGCGTTCGCTGGATGGAGTCACCAAACTGCCCCATCAGGCGGCGTGCGTTTTCGGCAGGTCGGGTCAGCCTGTCAACGGCGCTGAAAGCGACCCGGATATCAAGAGTCTTCATTGTCTGCATTCCCGCTGCGAAGTGCCGCCCGCTCACGCCAGCTAACCACTTCGCCGGGCGTCATCATGAAGATTTCGGCGGGCGACCAGTTAAAAATAACGGCAATATCTGCCACAAAGTCTTCTATGTGCTCAAAGCACACAACCGTGATCAGGCTTCCGTCGCCTGTTCGTTCTTCCCGCCAGAGTCCGCACCGCTCAAAAAATTTACGGCAACCACACATAACTGAATAAAGTCACGGGATGCCATTTTTTGATCGTCACTTCATCCAGTCGCGGTGATGTCACGCGTGACAGCAGCGTAA